TTTTTCATATTCTCTTGGTGGTATTCCATCAGAATATTTTTTAAATGAAGCATCAAAATCGGTTAATACACCATCCATATCTGAGAATATTTTATATTTAGGTTCCTCCACTATTTCTCTTATTAATTTATTTAAACCAAAGTAATCTTTATCATTTTCTTCAAGCCAACCCACACGCTGTGGACCTGTAATAGGTGCATCAAAACTATCTCTTTTTTTAGAAGATTGTCTTTCAAATTCAGCTCTAGTAAGTTGTTTATCTGCTAGAGAGTCCTTTATGTCTTTTTCGGTTCTGGATGGTATTTCCATTCCTCTTTTTTGTCCTATTCCTAAATCTCTTAAAAGCATTAATGTATAAANATATTGATCCCGTTCTTCATTCCATTTAACTTTTTTAACTTCAACTGGAAAGTCTCTTTGAGGAGCTAATTTACCTGTAACATTCCCTCTTCTCTTTTTGTAACCCTCATATGTTAATACATCACCTTCTAAAAATGCAGGTGGTACAGGGCCAGGTATGGTTACTCTTTTTTCCCAATTCAAAATTGCTTTAGATTCATTTATATTACCATAAGTAATACAAGGGTCTTGACCACAACCACAATTCTTTTTATTTTCTGAAATTGTTCTATTTAATATGTTATAAACTTCATCTTTATCAGCTTGACTTAATTTTTTAGGTAATAATTTTTCTAATTTTTCTTGAGATACTTTATATGCATTTCTAGCCGCTGTACCTGAAGCACCTGAATCTGTAACTGTAGTTCTTAATGTAATATTAGGGTAATTATCTGCCGCTTGGGTTCTTTTAGCTATATCAGTAAAATCTTCCTCATTACCTTCTCTAGCACCTAAAATCCAATCTACTTCTACTTCAGGGTTTTCTTTAGCATAATCATATACTGCTCTTATTGGTGGTTTTGAAGTAGGTTCTAATATAACTTTATATGGTAAATATTTTTTATATATATCCCAAATTAACATAGATTGAGCTTGGTCAATACCATCTCTTTTACCTGCTCCAATGTATACTATCAATTCATCTAAATCTGGGTTATCAGCTAATGCCTGGGTAACTACTTTATAATGACCATTAGTTGGGGGTTTAAACCCACCAGCATAAAGTCCTACTTTTTTAGGTCTTTTTGTTCGCTGATCGGGAGATAACTCATTTATTAAAAATTTAGTTAAATTGTTCATTATTTTAAAAACATATTAATTTTAGCTCTTGCTTCATCAGCTGATACTGAAGTATTAATTATTTCTTCTGCCCCTCCATCTAATAAAACTTTTATTTCTTTATTTAATTTTTCTTTTTGTTTATCAGCATATCTTTGTCTAGCTGCAGTTTTAGGTTTTGTATTTTTAGGTTTAAAAGGAGTTAAATATTTATCTATAATATCCTCTAAATTATCTATTTTTTCATCCTCTAAAGTATTAGCAACAGAAACAAAATTATCTTTAAATAATTCTTTATAGGGTTTATGATTTTGAGTTACATTATTCCATGTTTTTAAAACTATAGCGGGCATTAAACTTCTATCTTCACCACCTGATTTTTTCAAACCTATCTTCATTTTTGTTTAAGTGATCTTTTCTAAAATCAGTATAAACATAAAGCATAAATACTTCATATCCTGCTTCTTCTAATTCATTTTTTAATTCTACTGTTTTTTTATTAAGATGCAGCAGTACCATCTAAAATAAATGATTCTTTAGCTTTTATTGTATCTTCTACATCTTTATCAAAATCTTTATTAGCTTGTGACATAGCAATTGCTTGCTTACTCCTATCTTCAGGTGAAGAGTTTTTTAAATCTAATGATACATTAGCTTGTTTTAAGTTATCAACATATCTATTATCTACATTTAAAACTTTAATATTGCTTAAATCTAAACCTTTTAAAACATAACCCTTACCGGCACCAGGAGCACCAGATAAAATAATAGCTTTAGGTTGACCTACTTGTTCTAGTAAAAGATTATAGAGTTTTATCATATGTTATAAATATACGAAAAATACCCGGGATAGCCTAATTTTTATGTGGTTCTCTTTACTGTAGTTTTAAAGGAAGAAGTAGCAGGTTTATGTTTAGGATTTTCTAAATCAAATATTCTTTTAACAGATTTAAATATCTCTAAATTTTCTTCTTGTGTTCTAGGTGATTCATGCATTTCCCATTTTTTACCTTTAATTTTAACACCTGATCTATCAACACCTCTAGATTTAGACTTTAACCATAATACACCAATTTTATCTGCAGATTTACCAAAACATTCTTTATACATTTGAGCATAAGCAGCACTTTGTAAATCATAAGTAGTTTGTAAATGGTTAGATGTTTTAAAATCAATAACCCATAATTTACCATCTATTTCACAAATACAATCACATGTACCTGCAATTTTTAGTTCATCACTAAACAAATGGACTTCGGTTTCAATTAAAGTAGGTTTATGTGTTTCCCAAAAATCTACAAAACGTAAAAACATTTGCCAAACTAAAGGATCCATTTTAGGGTAACCTTCAGCACTTAAATAACTTATTTCTTTGCCTTCAAAATATTTTTCAATTAATTCATGTACTTTATTACCTTCCTCTCCTGCTTTTTTTACTATCCAATCTGCACTATAACCAACTTTTTTTAACCAATCTTCAAAATGCCTACCTTTAGGATAAGAATTTAAAACGTAAGTTACTGATGGATAAAATTCACCATTTCTTCTATAATATCTAGAATCAGGTAAAGTTATTTGTTTATGATCGTCTGAGATCTCTAAAATTCGATTGTATGTTTTTTTTATCATACTGCTAGTTTTTGTTCCAATAAAGAAGAATAAGTCATTGGAACTGTATTTTGTATTAGTTTTGTGAAATTTTTAAAACCCATTTCACTTGGATCCTTATCTTGTAAATCTACAAAATAGACTTCTTTACCTTCTTTCATTAATTGTTCACAGAAGTATAAAGCTTGTTTTATGGCATCCTTATCTAATGCTATATAAATTTTTTGAACAAATGAACCAACTATTTTTTTCATTAATTCACTTTGTATATTTTTGCCTAATAATGGTATTGCATTTCGTTTAATAGCAATAGCATCAAATAAACCCTCACATAAAATAATTGGCAATTTCCAATTAATAAAATGTTCATTAGGAATAATATCTCTACTTATAGATGGATTTCTATATTTTATATAAGGTTCTTTTTCAAATGAACGAGCTGTAAAATAATTTAATCTACCATCTACATCATAAGTAGGAATTATAATCATATTATTATATAATCCACTTTTACAATAACCTATATTATACTTTAAAATATCGTTTTTACTAATGTTTCTTTTATTTAAATATGCTAACGCGTGCCTAGCAATGATATCGTTATTATCAACGTCATCCAGGCCAATAAACTCAGGTGGTAATTTAATTACATCATTGGATTTAGTAAATTTAAGAAATTTAGAATTTTTTATTAATGATTTAGCTTCATTAAGTTTAGACATATCAACACCTATAGCCTTAAATAAATTAAAGATAGTTTTACCTTTTTTATTACAAGCCCAACAATGCCAAGGATTATTACCTTGTTTGTTTTCTGTTAAATTTACTTCTAACTTTGGTTTATGGTGATTACAAAAGGGACAGTGATATGCATAATTGTTTCTTGCAGTAGCTTTTCCCGTACCAAGCACAGAATTAACCAAAGTTACTAATAACTGGTTTACCATAACGATGTAATATACATTAACAGTTTTTAATTTCCAAGGGATCTTCGTATTCTATAACTTCAAAATCCTTAGTATAAAATTTACCTAAAATATTATCATTAAAAAATTCATCCGGTTTTTCTAATACCTGATATAGGAATTGGTATTTAGTTTCAAAATAAGTTAATAATTTTTTATTAGGTACAATTTTAATTATTTCTCTTTTAAAATCTGTTGATTTACTTTCTAATAATAATGATTTTAATTCTTTTTGTGAACCATAATAACTTTTCCAATCTGATTCTTTTATAGCTAATTTATAAGTAGGTCTTCTACCTACTAAATCTTGCATTTTAGCTAATTCTTTTTTTCCTATTTTTACTTTTTTAGTAAAATATAATATTTTTTTACCTATATATTTTTTATTACTAGGTAAATGTGTAATTACATACACGAATCCGTAAGAATTTGGGGGGAAATCAGTGATTTCTTTTTTAGTTTCGCCTTTATAGGTCCAACTCATATTGTGCAATTTAATTAAATAATGAATTTAATGCAACATAGATAAATATTATAATTTACCTTCATTACGCATTTTTTCTCTTATTTTTGTAGCTGATATATCATGGATGTCAGAAGGAGGTATATGTTCAATAACATCATATCCAACTCCTCTTCCATAATTTATGGATTCAATATCTGGACTTATTATTATTTTAATTCTTCCTTCTTGAATTAAATCTTCTAACTCATTAGATAAATTAACTAATACCTCTTGTGGGGTCCAAGGTTGTTTTTCATTAGGTTCTACATCTCTTATGCATATTAATACGTTTTTCCCGTCATTTAAACGTTGGTCTATTAACCATCGATGACCTTGGTGCCATGGCTGCCACCTACCGATAAACATTGAGTACTTCATAATTTTAATTTTTTAACTATGTTTATAATTGATTCAATTTCAGTTTGTTTTGTAGTATCTACATCAATAAAATCTTTATTGGGTGTACCAAAATTAACAACATGGTAATTTTCTCTACCTCTTTGAACATAAGAAGTATCATAATGTACATAAATTTCTTTTATTTGCCAGTCTAGTAAAGATTTAAATTCTTCACGTTGATCTAAATAAGGGGATACTAAAGAAACAATAACATCTTTTCCTTGGTTATGTAAATAATGGGAAATTTTTTGTGCTGTATCTATATTAGTTACTCTACCTTTTATTGAATAATCTTTATTAGTAAATAAATCTCTCATTTCATCCCCATCAATACGAAAAGCATGAGGTAAAAATTTCTCTTTTAGTAAGTTTGCAAGAACAGTTTTACCTGAACCTGGTTGTCCTGTAAACCAATATATCATAATAATTTATTTAAATATGTAATTTTTAACAGGTAACACATCAGTTAAAGGTACTTTAATTTGTTCTATTATTTTTCATCTATTAAATGAGGGTGTACCCACCAATCTTCAAATGGACAATTTTCATCCATAGAAATATTACCTGCAATTAAAATATATCCATGAGATTCTAATATATTTCTTGATATTTTTCTAACTTTTCTTGTAGCATCATTATAATGATCATGTTCAAAAGTAATAACACCAAACTTTACTTCTTCAAAAGGTATTACTTTTTAATACTTCTAATGACTGATAAGCAGGATCAATATCAATTGATAAATAATCTATTTCATTACCTAATTTATATTCATTAATTAAATCTAGATAATTTAAATGTGCAGCATCTTCACGTATAATAGGATTTTCTCTTAAAGATTCTTTCCATTGATCAACATAAGGTTGATGTAAATCAATAGATAATCCCTTCCATTTGTTTCTACTTTCTAATATTGCTGTATTATTACCTATATAAGGTTTTCCACCACCTACTTCTAAATAAGTACCCTTAAATTTATTTTCATGACATCTTAGAACAAATAAATCTTGAAGTGCTTGAGCATTAGTATGATCTACTCTTTTACAACCAGCAAATCTTATATAGCTTTGTAATTCTTTAAATTTTTCTCCAACATAAACAATTGGTTCATGCTCAATAGGTATTATTTTAAAATTTTTAAGATTATTTAAAATAATAGTAAAATATTCTTCATTATCAATATTAGGATTAACATATAATTCTTTCCATAATTTTATTGAATGATCTCTTTGTCCTCTCCACCAACAAGTAAATGCTTCTTGAAATTTTAATCCCCAATGGCCAACATATCCTACATCAGAATTTAAAGATTTTGCATCAAAATCACATATTTTTTGACCTGTTACAGCAAAATGATGAGCTTCAGTCCATTCTTCTCTTGCACTATGCCATTGACTAAGTAAAAAATAAGCTTCTGGTCTTTTAGGCATATGTGTCATAGCTATCATTAATTGTTCTTTTTCCCAAACTGGTCTTCTAGTTTGTTTTGCTACACATCTATAAGTTTTTAATAAAGCTTCATAAGCTAAAAGATCATCTTCAGTTAACTCTGCACACCTTAAAAAGAAAGATAATGCCGCCGCAGTTTGGCCTATTGCTTCATAATACAAACCTGTATCAAAATTTACTCCAGGATTTAGTGGAGCATCAACATATCTATAAATTTGTTCTTTTAATTGTTCTTGATTAACCATATTATTTTAATTTTTCTAAATCTTCCCATTCTAATCTATCAAGTAAATGCTTAGGCCATTTTAAAATAAAAGCTGCATTGTCTTGGTAACCAAATGTTATTAATAAATCATCTCCATCAAGTGCTAAACCACAAGTAAATTCTATTCTAGTACCCATGTATTGAAATTGTTTTGATACTTTTACTAAATTCCAATCTTCATCCCACATAACAAACCTATGATAATAAAAAGCATCTTTATAATTTCCTTCATGATGGAAAAAATCAACTTCATGAGTAATACAAGTATATAACCCATCAATTTTAATTACTTGTGAACCTCCTCTTAAATCCCAAGGTAATTTTACATAATTATCTTTAGTAATTACAGTTTCACAAGATATAGTATTTAAAACACCTTCTTGTACTATTTCTTTTCCTTTATCTTCTAAATTAACTTTAACTATTTCTAAAGG